ATTATAAAAAATAAAGTTCAATTTTATTTGTTATAGTAAATCGATAATATATATGCCAATTGTGGTTGAACTAACTGGACAAGGATTAACCGGCAATGAACTCCTCAATGTTGAAGAACTACCCACCGAAGTACTCAATGACAATCACAGTGAATTGAGTGATAGTCACGATTTAGATGAACCCAATAGTTCCGGCACGGAGGATGATTACATTGCTTTACCGGGTGATAATGGTAAAATGGTTCAACATTCAAGCCAAAAACGAAACTTTTTCAACGGTTTATTTTCGGGGGGAGTTAATAATGATAGAAGATTGTCCACCCAATCCGAAGGATACTTGGAGGGAGAACCAAGGTTAGACCCCAATTTTACCTATAAGGTCCGATTCAAAAAATTAAATTACATGCAAGTAGAAAAAAGCATCAACAAACATTATTTCGATATCAATCATACATACAGTTCAGCCCTAGACATTTTAGCCAGTTATTTGAAAGGTCATAAATTTATTTATCTAGAGGCGAAATTTTATACCGAACAACAATTGAATTGGCTCATGATGCCCGCCATTTTGCTGTCCACTATTGCCACCGTCTTATCTTCTGTGGTGGATAGCTATTGGTGGGGAACTATTTTCATTTCTTCCGTAAACGGAATCATCGCCTTTTTGTTAGCCGTGATTAATTTCCTCAAGCTAGACGCCGCCTCAGAAGCCCATAAAATATCGTCGCATCAATACGACAAGCTGCAGAGTTCCGTCGAATTCATGTCCGGGTCTGTTTTGTTGTTTCGAAATGTAAATGTTCCCCCCGAGACCGATGAATCTAACAAAAACAAAATGATTTACGAAAATCAGAAAAAGATTGAAGGCGACATGGTGATTAAAATGGCCGATGTAGAGAAGAAAATTAACGACATTAAGGAAACCAATCAATTCATCATTCCTAGGTGCATCCGTTTACGGTATCCGGTTATTTACAATACGAATGTGTTTTCCATCATTAAGAAAATCGAAGACCACCGTAAGAAGACGATTACTCGATTGAAAGATATCAAAAATGAAATGCGATTCTGGAGTGCCGTTCAAAAGGCGAATAAAAATAATTTACCCGAAGTCCATCGTTCGCAAGTGAGAAAATTGTTTAATTCTAAACGACGGTTGATTCAAGATATTCTCTTACTGAAATCCGCTTTTTCTGTCATCGATCAAATGTTCTATCAAGAAATAATCAATGCGGAGGAATTAAGAACTCGGTGGTTACCGAATTGGTTTTATGATGCCATAGCACTAACACCACCAGAAGAATTGAATACATTTATTAAGAATTTAATGGACCCATTTAAAGAAGAATATGCGGAAAACACAATGTATAGTGTATAACATAATAATATATGTATGTGGTAAAAAAACAGTCCATCTTCTGGGAATCGCCCGTTTGTTCTCCCTTTATGCAATCGCTCAAAGAAGTGATTCCAATATGTTATGTTAGTATAGATTCTTGTTACATTCCTTCTAACAAAATAAAGCCTCTAACAAAAGATTATTTGAACTATGAATTGACTGTTAGGTTGGCCGAATGCATTTCAAAACAAATATTGTATTTAGAACGACGTGGGTTGACCTTAACGGGATTTGATTTAACGGATATTTTATGTGTGGATGAGGGGCGTTACTTTATTGCCGCAAATTATGAACGCATTGTTCCGCATGCGAATCAAATGATTCGATTTATGGTGCCTTTTTATAAGCCGATATTTACATGTATAAAGGGGAATAGATTGCCTATAACGACCTCTTATTTGAATGCGCGTGTTAGTTTAGGATTATTGTTGACACATTTGTTAGAGGAAGATATAAATAATATAAGGTATACCAAACTGTATTGGTTTATAGAACGGTGTTTGAAAACACCCGATAAAGGGTTTACTGTTATTTAAACAAGGAGTCGCCCTTAATTATGTGTATATTATGTATATGAAACAAAAAACAACTAGTAATAATACAAGAAAAACAAAAACATCCAATTGGAAGAAACTTATTGGTCATTCAATGACATATAAAAAACATCTAAGACAACAACAAAGACAAAGTCAAAGACAACAACAAAGACAACAACAAGAACAACAACAACAAGAACAACAACAACAAGAAGAACAACGACAACTTGAGTTACAACAACAACAACAACAAGAAGAAGAACAACGACAACTTGAGTTACAGCAACAACAACAACAACAAAAAATCCGCCGTAAAAGAATGCTTAATTTAGGACTTTTTTTTGAAAAATTAAATCAGCTTTTCAATAAAAAAATACCCGAATTCGATGTGAACCCAAGTGTTGAAGATATATTTTTGTTAAATCTAAATCATGGCGTAATTCCTCTCAAGTATGATAATACAAAAAAAGAGGGGTATCCAGTTAACATTATAGAGTATGTCTCAAATGTAAAACAAGTAAAAGTATTAAAAGCCCCAATCGGTTCATGCCCACAGAGCAATGAATATTTGCATCATGATTTAATTGCCAAATTGCAAGCAATTAATGATGCAAATCTCACTTCAGAGGAATTTCATCAAACAATTTTAAACCAAATTTCAGATAGAACCCTCGCTGAAAATGAAGACATTATTGACACTAACAAAACTGATTTTCTAATGAAAAAAGAAAGAACTGAAATAGAAAGGTTTATTCCAGACCATGCAGATAGAACATATCAATCAATTGCAATAGGCCTCGGTGAACCTACGGTAAACAAATATTTTTTAATGGACAAAACAGAACCAGATGGGGATATTTATTTATTAAAAGAGGCGCATATTACTCTTCCGTTTCAATCGACTATTATTATGTATGGTTTAAATGAATTTAAAAATTTAGATAAGTTTCCCCTACCCGCATATTTGTATAGTGCGGGAGACATTATTTTTACTACGACCACCCCAATAACAATTTCGGGTATAACATATTCAACTGGAACAGAAATAACGTTAAAAATGGGAATGTTTATTGAATTAGACCAACATTTACAAACCCATATTAAAGATATGGGAATTCAATCTATTTTTGTAGACAAACATGGAAATTATAAGTTATACCCTTATAAAACTGGAATCAAATTAAAAGATGGTCGAGTGAGATATGAAAGATACACGGGTATACTATCATGTCCATATTTTATAGAATATGTAGAAAAAATGATATCCTCCAATAAAAAAATAGTGGGGGCATTACATGAGTTTAGTCATGATATTATCTCTACATGCACCTCTTTATTGTATCCTTTTGAACATGAAACAGTTATTGCAATGAATTCATTGCTTCTTACAAATTATTTTAGAAATGTAGGATGTATTTATTCATATGATTTTACATGTCAACTATTATCATTACTTGAAGTTCCGCAAGATAGTAGATACGGTTTAGATGATTTGGCTGAAATATTAGTTGCAAATAACGGCAATCAAAAAGATTTGTACGCGTATGCAAAAGGAATAACCAAATCCAAATCCAAAAAGAAACAAAAACACACAAGAAAAAATAATAAATAGTTATATAAATGTCAATTGTCACCTTAAAAAGAAAAACAAACGCGGTTTATGCCAAAGTTCATTCTCATGGACATTACGGGTTAACCGGCTTCTCACTGAACGGAGGACGCCGTGGATTGAGTTATATTGGAAAAGACCAGCTAAGAAGTAAAGTGTTTACTCCCTTCAAAGGAACCGAACCCGTCGGGCATGGTGGCACAAATGGAAAATACGACAAGAGTCACATTATCATGGCTGTTGGTCCCGGAACAGATATTCGCGGACAACAATATAAGGTGATAAAACCATCCGTTGTTAGTAGCAGAGAACAAATGAATCGTTTCCGCTGGTGTTGTGCAGATATTGTGAGAACACAATCTGGCATTGATATGGGGTCCCAAGATGCATATATTGCCAAAAAATCAGCTGCCAATGTATGCGTATTAAAGAATGATAAACCAATTAATCCTTTGAATGCCAGTTGCAATGCAACCAATCATGATAGACTAGACTGCAAAAATAATTATTCAAAAGATGTGACACCAGTTGATTCTAGCTTGAGAACTTTGGCTATACAAAAAGAATGCTCTTTAAAAGAAATAGACCCTTCTAAAATCATACCGGCTAACAGTAATAAAGGTTGTGTCAAATGTTAAGGGGTTATAGGGGGACTTTGTCCCCCTTGAAGTGTGCATTTAATTTTTCATAGCTATCTGGTGTATTTAATTTACATATTCGATGTGTATCGCCGGTTATACTACATCCCGTTGATTTAGTGCAAACTTCCAAACAATTATTCAATTTTTTAACCCATCTGATATGTGTTTCATTGATAATTTTATTATTATCGGTTTTTATATAAGATACTAGGTTTGTATTTTCCTTTTCCTTTTCCATTTCCATTATATGTAACTTGTTAGTTATAGGTTTATATAATTTATTAATTATAACAAATTATAAAATTTACGGAGGGGTCTTAGGGGGGCAAAGCCCCCCTTGTAGTAGTTGATCCAAACCCGCCTTCACCCCGTTCCGTTTTCTCCCCTAGTTCATCCACTAATTCCACCAAAATCGGCACTAATCCCGGCGCACATATTTGGAACATCTTTTCATAGGCATTCAAATAACATTCATTATCATAAACCACATCCACCATTGCAATCATCGGACCACGATACCCCGCATCAATAATCCCAACACTGTTAGCTAATCGAATACATGATTTGCTAATACTAGAACGAGGATACAAATAATATCCCGTGTTAGTCGCATTTCCCTCTGCATCGTACAAGACAGCGGCACACTTTACACCAAGGTTGACCTTATTTACCTTTGTGCAAATGCATTTATGAGATCCCACTGAACTGTCAATGCAAAAAGGAGTCAATAAGTCAAATCCCGAATCGGGGAAATCAATGTTTCGCTGCATTTTTTCATTATGAGCTAGAATCGCTCGTTCATAATGCGCACGGAGTTCTAAATCCTCTACGCAAATGCGCAAAACCATATGAGGTCGTCTGTGTGCAATCAATGAATCCGCGAATGATAAAAAATGGGCCATTTGTTATAATTAAAGACATGTTCTATTTAAATCATTTTTAGGGGGACAAAGTCCCCCTATGACCCCCATTATACAATATTTTCAAAATAATTTAAACAAGAAAAAAAGAGATATTTTGCACATTTTTTAAAAAGTCTTCATAAAAGTGAACATTTGGCACAACCTTTATTAAAGGTTGTCTAAAAGGGCAGCCGCATAAGTTCGCCCATCTCGGAAATCCACCGGAATACTATCTATTGTATTTAATATCTGAAACACATCCATATCTTTGCTTGAATCTTCTTCTCCAATTTGAAATGTATGTTCAATAAATCTACCATGAAATACCGTTGTTAGTAGTGTGTAAATAATCTGTCTTTCTGTAATATTATTGCGTTTCAATTCCGTCATAATATGGTCAATCGTCCTTTTTCGATGCACCATGGCAGTAATTGGTCTATCTTCCTCTTCATCCAAAGAATCTTCTTCATAATCATCATCTGAATCTGTATATGAGTCAGACTCCGATTCTGATTCTTCTTCTTCAATATCCGCCAATTGTTGGCGACACATAGGGCATCCAGTGTTTGTTAAAATGGCATGTTTGATTAAACAGCTTGAATGAAAACAATGCCCACATTCCGTAATTGTTTTATTCGCCTTATTTGTTATTTCGTCATAACAAATAGGACATTCTTCATTTGTTCCATTTATATCGCAGTCCGATTTATGTTCTGGCCAATGCTTGAATTGACATGTCACGGAACAATAATAAACATTCAAACATCCACTGCATTTTTTCATTTTGGGGAATTCAGTTTGGCAACCATGGCACAAGATATTCGATTGGCACAAGATATTCGATTGACACAAGACAGTTGATTCAGAGATAGAAGACATTTTAATACAAGATAACGACACACAAGTTGAAAGTAAGTAAGTAATATAATGATTTTATATTGAAAAAAGAATTTCAATTTTATTATGGAGACATATGACATATAAAAATGGTATTCTACATAGGATAGTTGGTATCATCTTGATACTGCCAATGGTTATCATTCCGCTGTCTCTCTGCTTGCCGCTCAAGGTTTAATATACAACTCAACACCGCCGCACCAATAACTCCAAGCATAAAAACATATTGAGCAGCATCATATACATCAACCCAACTTCCTCCTCTTTTTAATGTATTACGTTTTTTATTTTTTTGTCTTCTGGATTTTTTACCAGCTTTATCTGTATTGTCCTTGTATTTATTTAAATATTTTTCTGAATATTGAGAATAAAGACCACGTAAATACGTTTGAACGTTTTCATTATCTTCTTTATTAAGGTCTTTGATAATTTCCATAAAATGCATTTCTTGTTTTAACGATTCATCTAAATTTAAACGGTTAGGTGGCTTTAAACTTTCAAAAAAAAATTTTACATCGTCCATATAGTATCTCCCCATATAGTATCTAAATATTAAAACTTTGAAGAGGCTGAAATAATAGATGGAAATAAACCTAAAAATGGTATTCTATGTCCATAACCAGTGACTTGGTATTTTTGGTTTTCGACTATTTTGGTATATAATTCGGTTGAAGTAAAAAATCCATAAAAAATAGAATTTGTAATCGTGTAAATATTTCCATCTGTATCCGCTACAACATTCTGTCCATATTTACCATTTTTAAGAGATTCCTTTTCTTTAATGGTAATGGTTTTAGTAAAATAAGTTGCATAACTATACAACGCACTTGAAATGATAAAGACAATAATAAGAATAAAATATATGTTTGTTTTGTTGAAATAATATGAAAAGGACTTCATACTATTGCATTATATAATAATAACGAGCCCCTAATATTCTCTAACAAAAACAGTGTGTCCACTATTTTTCCAATGCATGCAATTACATTTATGGAAGTCTTCCCCGCAAAATAATATAATTTCATTACGTAAATAAGTTGAACAAACTAAATCATAATACGGCATTCCTCTGTGATATGAACCATATATGACAATATCATAATATTTATTTTTAATGTCTTCTTCAATACGAGTATCTAACAAATCATTATGTAAATTAGGCTCTAACAAATTAGTATATGTCATCCCTTTTCCATATAATCTAGAATAATTAATTACATTTGATTTATAAATATGCGGAATCTTTGGAAAATCGTGACAGTTTTCACCAAACACTTCTTTTAAACCATGTAAAGTAAGACATCGCAAATAATCCGGCTCAGTATTTCCAGAAAGAAATAAAATGCGAGATACGGGTAAGTTTATTTTTTGCATAACATATTCCGCCATTTTACGGGTTGTTAAATATTTTTTTGTATATTCCATTAATTTTGTTAGTATAATGGTGTATTCATGTATGGTTTGTTCTGTTAATTGGTTAATCTGTTTATTGGCAAATTTATTATTATACATTTGTTTCGCTTCTATAAATAAATCTTTCGGTAATACGGCTAATGTATTTGGAGGACATTTTTCAATATTAATAAAAATGGGTACACAACCATTTGCCAAGATTTCATAGTGTCTTAAACAATCCCAGCCACCTTTCATTTTTGTTATTGCAAAATAAGATTGTTTGTATTCATTATAATATGCCTCCTCATTATTGTAAATATAAGTTCGTACATCTCCTGGAATCAAACTAGACACTATTTTGCATTTACCACGAATGTTTACTTGAGAGCTTATTTTTTCCTCTGCAATGCTAAATGTTATTGGAAATAATGACATTTATTATATTACAACCTTTCTAAAAGTTGTTCCAAACTAATTACAACAACCTTTAAAAAGGTTGTAACCCCCCTAAAAAAATTGAAATTCTTTTTTCAATATAAAAACATTCTATTACTTACCAACTTATTACAGTCACTACGCTTACAGTCACTACGCTTACGCTTATACAATGTTTATCGAATTCTCTAGAAAAATCTCTGAGCTATGGTTTATCTCCTTATTTGTCTGCATCATCCTTGTCCTCGCCGGATATGCTCTTAGCTGCAATAATCTACAATGTGCCATCCTTATTATTCAAGTCATACTAGTCGTCTTTTGCATTGCATGGGGATATATCGTTTGGAAAATAATAAAATTAATGGAAAAAAAAATGCAAGAAAAAGAAGTGGCTACGCCAAATAATTAATTTGTTGTCATAATTTAATATGTGTTACAATGAAACCATATCACTCAATACCTTCGTGTTTTCCATGGCCGTCATGGCATTTATTTACTATAACAATGAATACACGCAATACAAAATAAAAACCTTTCAGAATAAATATGTGTATTTGTTTTTTATTTCGATTGTGTCAATTCAATTGGTCGAATATTTTTTATGGAAAAGTATCAAAACCGGCAATGTTCGCATGAATGAAATCGCTTCTGTATTTGGATGGTTATTTATACGCATTCTGCATCCAGTCGCCTTTATCTCTCTTTTAGATAATACATTTTTACGGAATTTGTTAGTTGTTAGTTATTTAATAAGTTTATTCATATTTACCATGTTTTTCCGTAAACCAATTGATTTTTTTACTTCAGTCAAAGACGGTCATTTATTCTGGCATTGGTTATATGGCGAGAAAATAGAATGTCTTATTTATGGTCTCGTATATTTTGCATTTTTGGTCCCATCCTTTATGAAAATGCCATGGCTACTTGGTATTGCTATGATTTATTTTATTTATTTGTATTTTCATAGAAACAATAACTGGACTTCCATGTGGTGTTGGAGCATCAATCTAACATTTATTTTTTACTTGGTTTGGATATTAATTGTTTTACCATATTACGAATATAATGGACTATGTTAGATAGAAAAAAGGGGTTTCCTTTTTGTTGTTGTTGTTGTTTTTCCTTTTTGTTGTTGTTGTTGTTTTTCCTTTTTGTTGTTGTTGTTGTTTTTCCTTTTTGTTGTTGTTGTTGTTTTTCCTTTTTGTTGTTGTTGTTGTTTTTCCTTTTTTTGTTAGTTGTGGGTAGTATTTGTTGTCATAATTTAATATGTGGTGGACCACATAAAATTCCACATTCACCACATCTTTGAGGATTATATATCCACTCATAGCCGTTAAATCATTTGGAGCATTGATTGTTTCAGCAGTTAATTAATTAACCACCGTTTCCGGATTCATAATTTGATGAGTCATTCCATTCTTTTTTTCTTGCACAAGTCGGATATATTGGTCGATACTGATTGAAGCCGGACCGTCTTCTTGCTCTTCTTCTTGTAAATCAAACCCCACCATTTCAAATCGATACACATACACTTGTTTTTCTTGTCCAATACGATGGCATCTTCCAACTGCTTGTTGTTCCACACTCGGATTCCAATGAGGACTAACAAAGTATACTTCGCTATAATTTTTCTGTAAATTCAAACCTTCACAACCCGTTTGAATTTGCAATATAATCACTTGATTGTTAGGGTCGCTCAAAATGGCTTGTCTTTCCGCCGCCCCAGTTCGGCCATCAAACGTCGCATTTCGAATCCCGCATTCACTCAATCGACCCGCAATCACATCAATCTCTTTGCGGTAATGGCAAAACACCAACTTACCCGCCCCATTGGCCTTGTTTGCATTAATCATATCAATGACGGCATCTAGCTTGCTAGACCCGCTCGTATTGTAATTTTTCATTCTATGTTTTTTAAGGTCATCCACAAGCAAAGCAGATAAAGTGCACGATTGTTGTGCACGCAAAATACGCTGCAAAGTAAATGTACCATTTAAATATTTTGCATACTTACCGGTGTCTCGTCCTTCTAAATGCGATAACGGCAACGTGCTGTGAACCTCCTTTCCTAATGCATAATCGTCCTTCCATTCCACGGGCACCACATGGGTAATCACATCGGGCAAATTGGTCGACGGCACCATCTTCTTCATGCGTTTCAAGACAAACGTCTTCATAATATGCGGGGTAAGTGCCTTATCCGAGTAAATCGCCTTACTAAGCCCCATGGCCGCACACAAGTGAAAGTAATCCCGCACATTATTCTGGATTGGAGTGCCCGTAATAAGCCACCTAATTCTTGTATTCAAAACAAGAGCGCCTTCATGTGATTGGTTCGCGTTTCGCAAATGATGGGCTTCATCAAAGATGACTCGGTCCCACTGCACTTGGTGCAACAAATTGTCGCCACTTTTCAAAGGGCGAATCCCATTATACGTGGTAATCACAATCTCGGCCGCATTGAGTTCACGAATTTTTATTAGTTTTTTTTGCGCACCATGATACACAAGTGCTTGCTTTCCCGTTGCACGGAAAATCTCCTTTTGCCATTGCACCAGCAAGACGGGTGGTAGCACAATCAACGTATTTGACACGGGGTTTGCCATCATGGTACCAATCGTAGTCAACGTCTTTCCCAACCCCATCTCGTCGGCAATGATGCCTCCATAAATACCATACTGCAGTGTGGTCTCATTCCTTAAACAAAATTGAACTCCATCATACTGATGTTGGTTAAAGGCAAGTCCCGCCTTGGTTAACATGTTGGTGAAGTTTTGCATTGTTTCGTAGTTGTCGTAATCGTAAGTGAGTGTTTGAAAGAAAATATATGCAATACCATATAGGGTAGTTAATTGTTTCAATTTTTTGCTTAAAACGCTTGTAAATGCGCGCACTAAAAATCAACTTTTTCAACCTTTAAATAAACCTTTTTAAAGGTTTATCCAAATGCGTTCGTTGGTTCGGTATTTAGTTGGCTTGGTTTGGCTCAACCTTTAAAAAGGTTGATGAAAAGGTTGGCAATATCTGATTTATCAAAATACG